TTGTTATTGTTCCTACTTTTAATGTTCCATCTGCCATAATTTATCCTATATAATTAATTTGTGTCCTGTAAAATAAACATTTGCCTCTCCTGATCTTCCAGCAGGATTTGTTGCTACAATAGTAACAAAAACTTCAATATAATCTCCAACTGATAAATCCAATGTTGTTGTTAAAATCATTCCATTATCAGAACCATCATCATTGTTTCTAAAATCAACAGCAGTAGAAGCTATATCACTTCCATTTTTTCTAATAGAAAATTGTTGTTCTTCTAATGTGCCATTGTCAACAGCAGCATAAAAATTAGATGTAAAAACATATTTACCAGCTTTACCAGATGGAACTGTAAATCTATGATTGGTTGAATGGTCATAAGCACTATCTGTATCATAAGATTCTGTGCCAAAAACAACTTTGGTGGTTGTTCCACTAGATAAACTCTGAGCAGAAGCAGCAAACGCTTTAAAAGCTGGAGTGTTAGCTGGAAAGTTTGTAAGTGTAGCACCAGATTTTAATGTAATTGTAGATGTGTTGCCATCTCCAATCGTAAGTGTGCTGCTTCCAGATATATTATCAATAGTATTTGTTTCTATTTTACTCATTATACTATTACCACAGTTGATCCACTAGGGATCGTTATTGTTCCACTAACTGTTACTGTACCTACTAATAACGCATTTTCACTAGCAGATAAAGATAAACTTGAAAGTGTTTGGTTATTCTTAACAAAGAAAGATGAAGATAGGCTAGACGCAGATACAGTAGAATCTGAAGGTGTACCAATATCTAAAGTATCACCCAAGACTACACCGAAGAAAGTATCTGAACTAGCAGGTGCGCCAGTAAAAGTAATGGTACTATCAGAAATAGTATAAGCTGATCCGGGTTCTTGTATTACACCCGAAATACTAATTATACAGTTTTCTTCATTTTGTGGGGAAACATTAACTCCAGCACTCTGCAAAGTAAACGCAGTAGTAGAGCCATTAAAACTACCAGATATATCTGATAATTTTTTATAGTTTCCTTGTAATGGTCTTTTTCCAATGTAAGCCATCTAGTTATATCTCCTTATTATTGTTTTGGATTAGCATCTTTAATAGATTTGAT